TTTAGTACAAATATTTTCCCTTCTGTTAATTCGCGTTTAGAGCGGTCAACAATTATTTCTTCGCCATCCTTCAATGTTGGTTCCATGCTTTCCCCTTTTACGGTAAACATTGCACAATGCTTTGATTTATTGCCTGTTCTTTGAAACCAAGAGCTTTCAACCATTATGTAAGCTGAATCATATTGTTCTTCATTTTCTAAACCTAAGCCTGCAGAGACTCTGACACCTCTAAAATCATCAATAGGTTCGTAATAGTCTCTATTAATCTGTCTAAAATCAGCAAATCCATTCTCTTTTATAGCGTGTTCTTCCATAGCTTTGAGCGCATTACTCTTTATGGATTGAATGCTATCTCTTAGCCCTAAAGACATCTGCGCTTCTTTTGGCAATGTAGATATATGATATTCAAAACCACCCCCTTTTACACCTTTAGCTTCTCTAGATAGCCAATTTTCATTTTTAGCTTTCCTTGTGATGTTTGTTGCATGAGATGGCAACCCATTTAGCTTTAAAGCCTCAAGTTCTTTGGCTGTAAACCAAACTTTATCTAATGATTTCATAAATCACCTTTCTTAATCAAAATAATTTAAAAAGATTTAGTTGATTAAGTTAAATAAAATCAATGATTTAAATTCAGTGAGTAAAAGATTTTATAAAATTTACTAAATCACCTATTGATTAAGAAAATGATTTGATATATATTCTGAATCGTAGGTGATTAAGTACTTAATCAAGTAGTCGAACAATTAACTTTTAAGGATCGCACAAAATGAAAGAAAAAGGAAGATCTAATGATATGCACAGAGCTGACATTAGAGCTGAATTGATTAAGAAAGGGATTTCATTAGCTCAATTAGGGATTCAGCATGGATTAGCAAAAACAACACTGAGAAATGCGTTTGATAAACGCTATCCAAAAGGGGAAAAGATTATTGCTGATGCACTAGGTAAGGAACCAAAGGATATATGGCCTAGCAGATACTTAGACTAATAAGGAAGAATTATCGTGAAACTATGGTTTAGTGCGAAAGAATTAGCCGGTATTGGTGGGTTATCAAAACACCCTAGTAATGTAAATCGACAAGCAAGAAAAGAAAAATGGCAATCTCAGCCATTAAAAGGAGTTAAAGGTGGTGGTGTTGAATATGCACTTTCATCACTTCCTGAATCAGTTCAAATTGAACTGCAAAAGAAGTTTGTATGTGCTGTTTCAAAACCCAAACAACTCCCAACTGTTAAAAATCTGAACCTTGCCGACCTCACCACCAAACAGCGCGAAATCGCTGATGCACGCATGGCTTTAGTGGCTTATGTGAGCGAGTTGGAACAGGTGCAAAGCCGAATCAAAGCCATTACCCACCTCTGCAATGCAGCAAAGTGCGGTGAAATTTCGGAAGATTTGATGGCGTTGATCTCTAAGGCTAACAGCAAAAACGGCAATAACTGCGGCCGTGTGTTATCACCAAGAACCCTGAATCAGTGGGTGATTGATTATCACAAATGCAAAACAACGGAAGAAAGATTGCGTGCGTTAGCACCGGGTCAACGTCAGGCGCAAAAGTTGGAAGAATTGGCGTGGTTACCTGATTTTTTGGTGGCTTATCGCAACACCAACGGCGTAAACGTCACCGAGGCTTACTCAATTTTTAAAGCGCATTGGCAGGCGCACTATGCTGACCAGCCGTTAATGATGGCACGTTTGCCAAGCCTTGACAGAGTACGCCGCGGATTATCCAAGCTGCCACGTCATATCCGTGAAATCGGTCGTAAAACAGGTGCAAGCCTGCGCGCCTTAAACACTTACGTTAAGCGCGATTGGTCGGTGTTAAAGGCGAATGATGTATGGGTGGGTGATGGCCACTCCATGAAGATGAAAGTGCAACACCCTGATCATGGTCGCCCTTTTATCCCTGAATTGACGTTAGTCATGGACGCACCTAGCCGCTTTATCGTTGGTTGGTCGGTCAGTCTAGCAGAAAACGCGTTAGCCGTTGCGGACGCTATCCGAAACGGGATTGAGAACCACGGCATACCGGCTATCTATTATTCGGATAACGGTGGCGGTGAAAAAAACTGGACCCTAGATGCGGATATTACAGGGATTTTGCCCCGCTTGGGCATTAATCACCAAACAGGGATTCCGGGCAACCCACAAGGGCGCGGGATTATTGAGCGGGTGAACCAAACGTTAGCGATTCGCATTGCACGCCAGTTTGAGACTTACCACGGACGCGGTGCAGACCGCGACACCGTGCGACAAACCTCCACGGCAGTGATTTCGCTCGATAAAGCCATTCGTCAAGGGCGCACCGAACTAACCAACAAACAACGTTGGGCGGTGGGTAAATTGCCAACCTGGAAACAGTTTATTGATGCGGTGGAAGAAGGGATCCGTTGGTACAACAACGAACATGTGCACCGTGAAATCGGTTGTACACCGGCACAAAAACGCCGTGAGTTATTAGCCGACACTGAGTTGTTGTTGATTACCCCGATTGAAGCGCGCGACCTATTCCGTCCAAGTGTGCTACGCAAAGCACAACGCGGTTGGGTATCGGTGTTTAACAATGAGTATTTTAGTCAAAAACTGCTTGATGTAGATGGAAAAAGCGTACAGGTGGCAATTGATATACATAACCCAAGTGCGGTCATTATTCGCGACGAATCAGGCGCGTTTATTTGTGAAGCGATTTTAGACGGCAACAAGCGTGACGCATTCCCGATGAGTTTTGTTGAGAAATCTCGCCAAGAAAGACACCAACGCCGCGCGAAATTGAAACAAGAACAACTTGACGAAATTAATGCGGAATTGAATCCGGTCATCAGTATCGCTCACAACCAAGGCGCAGAACTGTTACACGGCTTACGCGCAAAACAAGTTAACCGCTTTGACGAGGACGAAGAAATTGCGTTGTTGCCAAGCGAAATGAGACGCCAACAACGCAAGATGGCAGGAGGTTAGATTATGACAAAACGAATTATTAAAAAAGTCCACTGCGGGCGAGTTGAATACAACAAGAAACCGCATTTTTCTTACCGCCTCATTGAATGGGAAGGGAAAGCGGTTGAAGTGAGACAAGCCCAAGACTTTTTAGCCGTTTATACCCTAAAAGGCAATCTTATTTGCCACGCATCAAGATTAATTACAAATACAGGAGCACTAGCATGAAAGAACAACTCGCAAGATTTATGCAACAGAAAGGGCTAACCCAAACGCAAGTGGCAAAAGCCCTCGGCAAATCGAATGCCGTTATTAGCCAGTATTTAAAAGGCATTTATAAAGGCGTGACTAAAGATATTGACGAAGCGGTGGAACGCTTAATCAAGCGCGAAAAAGACAAGGTGGTTGAGCGCAATTTTAACAGCGAATTTGTGCCGACTTATGCTGCAGAACGTTGCCTTGATGTGGTGCATATTGCCCACGTTGAAGGTGAAATTAGTGTGGTTTATGGCGCGGCAGGCTTGGGAAAAACCAAGGCATTAAAACAGTATGTCAGCCAAAACCCGGAAACGATCTTTATCGAAGTTGAGCCAAGTTGTAGCCCCAAGGTGCTGTTGAAAAACCTCTGCCACCAGTTGGGATTAAACGAAGTCGGGGCTAACCATGAATTGTTTACCCGTATCACCGAAAAATTGGGTGAAGGTCGCTTAATCATCGTTGATGAAGCGGAATTGTTAAGCACGAAAAGTCTTGAATATATCCGCCGAATCCATGACTTAACAGGCTGCGGTGTTGTGCTTGCCGGTATGCCTCGTCTGTTAGTCAACTTAAAAGGGAAATATGGCGAATTGGCGCAACTTTATAGCCGCGTGGGCTTGGCTTGCGACTTGGGCAACCAGTTAAGTGAAGACGACATCCACAAATTAGCCGAAAACGGCTTAGGTACGGACGAATTTAACCAAATCCTATTTAAAGCCAGCCACGGCAACGCCCGCCGCTTAACCAAACTTATGCGCGGTGTGATCCGTGTGGCCGAAATGCACGGCAAACAGATTGACGAGAAGTTAATCAACTCTTATGCAGGCATGTTAATCAATTAATCAGACTAAGGAGCAACAAAATGAGTGAACAAATGAACCGCGTGGCGTATGCGTTAAGACGCGAAGGTGTGCAAATCGTGGAAAGCAAAGACGGACGTTTCCCGCGCATGGTGATTTTAAACCCGAGCCGTCGTTTACAAGAAAAAGGCGTTCAAATGACCACCGTCAAAAATGGCGCGCATATTGTGCGAAACGTGGCAAATGAACAAGGCGTTATGGTCTATTGGGCTTAAGGGGGAGAGGTGCCTAAATATCGTCAAATCTACGCCGTATATCGCGGAGAAGAGAATCTAGGCGACGGCACGGCGGAAGAACTAGCAAAGAAATTTAATATTAGAAAAAAAACACTGTACGCAATGGGGTCAGAAGCGATCCTAAAGCGTAACAAAGGCAACAGATTAATCGTAATTAAATTAGATAAAGAAGAGGTTTAAACCATGAAAGTGATGATTGAAGGTAAAGAATATTGGCGTGATGCCAAAGGCAATTTAACGCCAGCTGAGTTGGTGAAAGAAATCGACAAAGCGCGTGATGCGCTCGTGCATGAATGGGTGGAACGTGGTCGTGATTTGAGCAAAGCAATTAGCCATTTTAAAGAAGGTATTTTTGGTGATGTACAAGCCTTTATTGAGCTTTCTGCCGAGAAATATGGCGCGAAAGTGGGGGGTAATAAAGGCAATGTGACCCTGTTTAGCTATGACGGTAAATACAAAATTCAGCGCGCCATCAATGAAAGTTTGCAGTTTGACGAACGTATTCAGGCTGCCAAAGTATTGATTGATGAGTGTTTGAATGAATGGAGCGAAGGCTCTC